ATAATTCACCGCCAGCAAAGTTAAAACAAAAACAATTGCAGTCATTTTACAATGTCATGAGAGCCACAGCAGACGATGTTGTCGGTGTCTATGAGTCAGACCAGCAGACGATTGACATGTACATTGAAAATGGCTTAAAGGCTTACTCAGTGTCTATTCACAGTCATGGGAACAAAGCGTTCAATGATACAGAGATCACGCTTAAAGATCGCACATCGCTCGGTATTTCTCCTAGTGCTTCCGTGGAATTCATAGACTGCAGGAAATAATTATGAGCTTAATATTTAAACCCCGAATTCCGTTTAATTTTGGAGCAGGAAAGAATTCTTCTGTTAAAAGAAACCAAGTAGATAGAGAAAGACTTTCTTGGTCTGAAGATCAGCTAGAAACTTTAATGTGTTTAAGAGCTTTACGCTTTACGCTTGAGGAATGTGGTGATTATTTCGGCAGGTCAGGCAACGCCTGTTCAAACATTATTGAGTATCGACAGCTCAAGGGTTTGATTAAACAAAAACGTCATGAATTAATTAAAAAGGTGGTAAAAAATGATAGCTGAAACTCTATTTTGCCTTGCTCAAGCAGTGTATTTTGAGGCTCGTTCACAGCCACTTATTGAGCAAGTCGCGGTGGCACAGGTTGTTCTTAATCGAGTTTATTCGGAACGATACCCCAACACTGTTTGTGAGGTAGTTTACGAAAACCATTTTCCAAAACAGTTGCACAAATGTCAGTTTAGTTTTATGTGCGATGGGCTCAAAGAAACTATAACGGATGCAGACGCATGGCTTGAGTCAAACCAAGTGGCCTCGTTAGTGCTACAGCCTAGCTTTCCTGACTTAGTCGATGGATCAGTGAATTACCACGCTGATTACGTTAGACCAGATTGGTCAAGCAAGTTAAACAAAGTGGCGCAAATAGGACGCCACGTATTCTACAGGTAGTCGCCAGTTCTAATCATTTCGGTGATCGTAAATGCGCGTGATCCGACTTGTTTAGCCCAACGACTGTCCAAAAACTCATCTGCAGCAATTTCGTAGTCTTCAGTAGCCATTGCTGCTAAAGCCTTTTTAAACCCCATCAGTCGAGACAGTCCGACATTAAAGCACAAATCAGTTAGCGCATCTTTGCGAACTTCATCTAGTTCAGAGTACCAAGGGAACGCCCTAATTAATTCTGAGCTGACTCTCTTAATATCATTGCTTAATAAGTAATCAATCTCATCATCAGATAATCCGATACCGCCTCCTTTGTCTATATTGCGACCAACGCCAATGGTGATTTTATCTGCTGTACATTTATAAGCGTGCGTTTCCACGCCTTCGTGTTTTCTAAGCATATCAATAATAATGCTCATTTTTAATTCCTCATGTAAACTGCAATTCCGAACAAAATTCCTACTGCTACGATCATGAAAATGCCTATATTAATAGCCAAAGTAACATCTTTTTGTATTTTGTTATTTCGTCTAATACGAGCATTAATCTTCTCTTTCTCTTCTTCTTTTCGCTGCCTGTGCCACTCAGCTTCAAATTTTACAAAATCGCTCCACCCATTTAATCTCGATTTTTTTAAAACGTGTTCTAGCTGGGAACGCCTAACTCGCTCTTGCTCGGCATATTGGAAGCATTCTAAGGCCGTGCCACGGCTGTTGGCATCCCCAGCTTTCTCTTTTACTTTCTGAGTTGCTGACAGGTAGTCATTAACTTGTGATCCTACCTCATATAGCTGCTTGCCATTTTTGAGAGCAGTCGACAAAGTCTTCCAAATTGCATTCGCAATGGCAATTTCTGCTAACATATCCACAACCTCCGTGCGTATATTTCTTGCGTCAATTCATAGGGAGCTCGTGCTGGCTGAACTATGAGATAGTCTTGTAGCTGATACTCAACTCCTAGCGCCTCAATCGTGTAAACCCCAGTAACTGGGGCTTGAGTCGGAGATACGTGAATTGGGTATAGTTCTCCTGGTTCAATTACATTAGTTATCTAGCTGCTGCTCTTGATGTGCTTGGTTTTTCTTTAGGATCTTCAGACAATACGTTTGCTGATCCTGAAACTGCAAGAACTTCATTTGTATCAAGGTTAATAACTTTAGGAGTGTTCTTTTCTTGAAATTCCTGCAAAGCCTTAACTACAGCTGAAACATCGTCTGGATTTTTTGACATCAACATTGTTGCCATTTTTTCTTGAGTTGCTTCAGGCAATTTTGCAGACCTTAGCGCATTGGTTGCAAACCTAAGAAGACCCGAATGAGGGTTAAAAAGTGTCTCTAAACCCGTAGCCATAGCATTACCCATACCTTCTGAATCTTCTAATTCTCTAACTCCAGCTTGATTTGATTGAGTTGGAGATCCTCCCATAATTTTATTTGCTTGTTTATAAAGTTGGCCTTCTCTTAAAAGAACGGCCTCTAAAAATTTAAATCCTTTTTTATTTATTCCTGGGAACAACATTTCAAGTTTTTCTTTGTCGTCAGGCGCATTAATTACATTAAGTGCATAATTAGAGTTTCCTCTAGGCTTGGTAATTCGATCCAATATACTTCTTGTTGCGCCAATCACAAAGGTCTCAGCTTCAGCTGCGCTAAAGTCTTTAAGCATTCTCTTAACTTCTTCTGGAGCCATGCCTTGAAAATCTTTAAGACCCATCTCTAAGGAATCAAGAACCTCAAGGTCGCCTTTATAAAGTTTACGAGCATCACGGTAATAAGAAACGCCGTCTGCGTCTTCAGTAACTTCATCAATTACATCAACAAAAACATTTTTAAGTTTTCTTAACTCTCTTTCTTTAGATCCAGCAATTCCTTTTTGAGATTTTGGATTAAGCAAGTCATCTATACCACGCTTTACAAAATCTAAAGTTCTAACATCTGGAATTGCGCCTTCTACACTAAGGTCAACTATTTTAAAGTCGTCAGCGTCAAAAGGAATTCCAGTTGTTTTGGCGCTGTTTCTTGCGCTTCTTGCCGCTTTGTCTGCTATGTCGATAGCAACCTCGTATGCAGCTTTAAAGTCCTTGTCTTGAAGGATATCCATTATTCTAGGATCGTCAACGACTCCAAATGCAAAAGCTTTTTTGTAAGCTGGAGCTGCGTTTTGTCTTAGTTGTGTAAGTAGTTCGTCTTGATGATCGTAATAGTTAACATTTTTTAAATTATTTCTAACTGCTTGAGCTGCTTTTTTGCGTGATCCAGCCAGCATTCCTCCAATTTCTTCTTCAATTATTTCTGGAGCATCTCCACGTTGAGCATTTAGTACAAATTTAGCTTGCTTAGTTAAAGCTGGCGTTGCGTTAGCTATAGTGCTTTGATTAATGCCCATAGATCTATCAAGATTTACTTGATCTACAACGTCTTGAATGCTTCCACCTCTAGAGGATACGGCCTTAAATACTCTTGCAAGAGCCGCCTCTTTAATGTCTGAATCATCGGCAAGCAGACGTTCCGAAAGCCAATTCCATGAAGCTTTACCAGTTCTTGCTGTAATCGGAAGGGCTAAACCAAGAGTCCCGCCAAATGCTGTCCCCATAACTCCACCTTTTAGTCTTTCTCCTTGATCAGCAGCGCCAGAGCCGTCTACAAATCCTGTGGCTGATCCAGCTGTAAATCCTCGTCCAAGTGGGTTATTAACAAGTGCTTTTCCTGTTCCTGTAGCAATTCTGGCTCCCTTCCTAGTTAAAGGATTGTTAGTCAAAGGATTATTTAAAATCTTTGAAGACTTGGCTGTTTGAGTTGCTGCTTGAGTTCCTTGCCTAATTTTATTTAAGATACTGGCCATGCGTACTGAATTAGCAACAGCAGCTGGGGCTGCTGCGCCACCTGTTAATCCTGTGGCTAAGTAAGAGCCAATTAAGGGAACAAATCCTCCAGCTATTTCTCCAGCCATTGCAGCGCCTGTGTTTTCATCTGAGAATTTATTGTAGCTGTCATTTATCATGTTCAGCTCTTCTTCATAAGTCTCATCGCCAGCAAGTGTTCTGATTCGAGCCTCAAGCTCATCGCCCCAGCCCATAGCCAAGCCTTGACCAAGAACTGCGCGAGACATATTTCCCCAATAATTATCAGCCATGTTCGTGTCCTCTTATTTAGTAGACTTAGTTCTTTTAACGTAATCGCCTGACAGAATGTCTTTCAATCTATCATTTGCTTCTTTTTCGTACTTTCGCATTGTGTCTAAAGCAAGTTGAATTGTTTGAGTACGTGCTTTTTCTGTCTTCATTTTAGCGCCAGTAATCTCTAAGTTAGCTGCACGTTCGCCGTCAGATATATTGCCTCCGAAAGTTGCTTTCAGAGTTGCCAGTGCGCCTTGACTTAATAAGTTCTCTAACCGCTCTGAATCTTGGTACTTTTGATCGTCTGCATCAATAGCTCCTTGCAAGCCTTTCTTAACAATACTGTACCAATCTCCTGCGTAAGCCTTTGGACTTAACACCAAGGCTTCTTCTAGCAACTTAATCGCGCCTTCGGTTGACTTTATGTCTTCATCGGCTTGTTTTCTTGCATCAATTTCAGGCTTAGTAAGGCTCGCAGCTTTTCTTTCTAACTCAGCAATATTTAAGTTTTTAATTTTATTCTCTCGATCAATTACAGCTTTAACAAATTCTGCGTACTCAGGAGTTCCTTTACTGTAGCCAGCTTCTTCAGCTGCTAATCCTGCAGCTGTTTGAGGTATTTTCTTTCTATTTTCTGTTTCCCATATTCGTTGTTCTTTAATAGACATTAAATTAAATATATTTTCTTCGGACCTTATAATTGAGCTCTGATCCCACTCCATAATTCTGTCTTGAAGGTTTTGATTTCTTTGAAGTTGCGCTGCAGAAAGAATTTTATCGGAGTTAAGCTGTTCTTTTAGCAATCCTAAACCAAACTGTGCCGCTTGCAATTTAACCTGATCTCCAGCCGTTGTTGCTTCTCTTCGTTCTTTAGAAATATCTGACATAACCCCACTGGCGGCACCTAACGAATCAAAGAAACTGCCTGTCTTGGTTGGCGCTCCCATAGCCGCTGCAATCCTAAACCATTTCTCGGATTCAGATGGACCCTTGCTTTGGTTGTTAGCCATATTATTCATCATTTCTTGGAGCGCTTTAGTTTCAGAATTATAGTTTTCTTGTTGCTCACTAACTTTATTGCCATAATTAATTTGATTATTTTCAAGCATTTCAAGCATTTTTTCGGTGTTAGTTGATGCACCTTCAGCGCTTGCAGTTTGTTGATTAATTAGTTCTTGCATACTCAAGGATGCATCAAGCGGATCAGCTTCTAAAGAAAGATCAGGCGCTGATGCATTAATGACAACATCTTCTTCAACTTCAAACTCGCCACCAGGACCACCTTTACGATAGCCTTTAATCGAGCCGCCGCGTGCTAATCCAGTCCTATATCCAGCTTTAGCACCTGTGGTGGCAGAGTTGGTGTATTGATTAGCTGTATTAATATTGTTATCAGATTTATTGTTATCTCCTCCAGGGTAATATGAGTCTATTAATGCGCTTGCTGTGTCAAAAGCATTATTTTTATCTATTTTATTTTGCTGCCAACTATTTTGACCATCGTAGTAATCTTGAGCACCTATTAAGGCCATGAGTGCATCTTCATTGCCTAAACCACCGACTGTACTAAGAGTATTGCCCATACCACTATTAATATTTGAACCCGTTATATTTGCCAATGCTAACCCAGGTGAAGTAACTGCTGTAGACGGCATCATCCCTACTGGGGTGGCTGCTGGATTTACATAACTAGAATCAGTAATGTTGCTAGAAACAAGACTGTTGTCATTGTTATTGCCAAAAAGATTACCCAAGCCAGCATTTAAATCGTTTACAAATCCTTGACGATATTCTTCTGCGCCTTTGAATACATTCATCAAGTCGCCTTGATCATTATTTGTATATTGCGATCCAAGCATCTTCTCGCTAGCTTCCATTCGACCTGCACTATTATCTGCAAGAAGCTGATTGCTAGCATCAACTTGAAACGCATCATCATAAGCATTACCTACGGTGCTTAAATTTGATTGTGCGTTAATTGCTGCTTGATCTGCATCAATTATAGCTTGCTCTGCTGGCGTTATAAATTCTTGACCTTGATCACTGTACGCAAGATCAGCGATTATATCTGCTGGGTCACGACCATCTTGGAGCTGATTCCCATAAAATTTCAGAGCTTCAGCATCTTGTATGGGTCTACCTAGTTCCTGCATGTACATCTGATTTAATTGTTCCAACTCTGTACCGTAAGCTTCAAAGGGGCTAATAGTTGCGGTTGATAGATCAGTGTCAGTTATAATATTACCTGAAGTATCTCGAATGTACGGAGTTACTGACGTATCGCCAATAAGATCAATAAGAGCAGGAGAACCGCCAATAAGAGTAATAGGTTTTATTGTTTCGTTTTGTGCTGCAAGTAAAGCATCTAATCCTTTCTCGCTAAGCATATCATTATAACCAGGGGTACCTAGTAGTGAACCATATTTGTCTAAAAATTCTTGACTATACCCACCTGTACCAGCTAATCCTGAGTCAACGACAGTATCATTTGCGATATTAGCTGCAACAGTCAATGGACTAGTGGCTGAAACTGGAGTACCCATACCGCCACCATAAACTGGAGCACCTAGGTAATTACCATAATAATTACCCATTTGGTTCATCATGTACTGATTGCCGGTATTGTTAATACCAAGCCCTGCTAACTCTGTATTTGAATCGCGGATAAATTGATTTCTCTGGGCGTCCGTAACTTGAGTTAAATCAGTATTTACGTTCTCATTATCACGACCTAGATATTTTTGATACATCTCATTAACAGTATTTGGAGCTACGCGCTTAGAGTTAGCAAACTGTTGATTAGCGTACATAGGAGCGCCCTGCAGACGCTGATCGTATTGTGCAGCGTAATTGTCGTAAGCCGCCCGGTCTGATGCAGAGTTAAGATCATAATTGGCTTTTCTAATATCATAAGCAGCTTTCATGGCATCATAATTTGCCCGTTGAACTTCCTGAGATATTAACTCATCCTGATCATTTACTTTTTCTTTATCGTAATTAAAAGACCCAACAGTTCCAGGATTTCTAACTCCTGCGTAGCCAAGTTTAGACGCTGAACCGACACCATACTGCTGCTTTAATCTGTTTAAATTGTAACCCATTTGATGCCCCTATTTATTTGCCATCCATAGAAGATAAGCCTTTATAAACGCCAAAGCCTGCTGCTAATTGCGAAAGTGGTGAATTATTGTATGTAGACCCAGTTGTGCTTCCAGAAGTTAAAGTCTGCTGTGGAACGATAGGAGCCATTCCTCGAATCTGTGTAGACAACCAATCCAGCTGACGCTGTGGATAAAGTTCTTGATCCCTAAACTCTTTCTCAGCCGCTGTGAGCTGTTGCTGCATTTGCATTTGCTCTGCCTGCCCTGCCGCTTCCAATGCTGTCAAATCTCTGTAATTTGCATTTTGACCCTCGATTGCCATAT